GTTATGTCTTTTTTGTTGAGAAACATCCCGTTGCATTTAAAACAGATCACAACCCTATGTGGGATGAATTGGTAAAGAAGTCATGCGAAGGTTGCGAGTGAGAAGACACAAGCAAAAGAATAATAAGAGATGGGTCAGTGCTAATGATTTTTTAGCGTTTGATCCTATTGATGAAACAAGACAGGGTATTCCATCACACTTTCAAGCAACATTAGATCAATTGGAACAACTTTACGATGGATTACAACTTCACTATGGTACTGAACGCTTGGGGAAGAAATGGAAGTTAAAGTAAAGAGCAACATGAAAGAAGCATTGCGGAACTTAGGTAATGTCCAAAAGAAATATGTTCAGAAGGCATTGGTTACCGCACTCAATAAAGTTGGGGCTGAGGTTGTAACTCAAGCTAAAAAAGAATTAGCGGGAGCTACTGGTTTAAAGCAAAATGTTGTTGCTAAAAAAATAAAAAAAGAAAAGGCAAAAAAGGGTGAGGAAACATATTCAATTCATATCAAATCCCGCTACTTAAATGCTATTGAGTTTGGTGCAAAAAAAACAAAGAAAGGTGTGTCGGCAAATATATGGGGTAAGAGAAAAATCTATCGTGGAGCTTTCATTGGTAGCGGAAGAAATTCTGGCAAGCAGTTGGTCTTTAAGAAATCTAAACGCAATCCAAAAAGAATAGAAGCTCTTCACGGTGCGTCATTACCAAGAGAGTTTGAGCGACAAGACATGGCAAAGATATTTAATAAGAAAATCAAAACACGGTTCCCAATTCTATTTAAACGGGCAGTGGATTTCCATTTGATGAAAGCAAGAGGGCGAGTTTAATTAATACTCTTTAACCTTCTCTTCTTCGTTTTTCTAGGTTTTCTGCTTTGTGATATTTTTCTCAGTTGTTCGATACTTTCTATTAATACCATTCTTTTCGCATTTTCATCCATATGTTCTTTATAAACCTCATATGTTAAATAACAAATTACCAATGCACAGATACTTGCAAATGCCTCAAACATAATTTTCACCTATTCAAAGTTCCAAACGAAAAAACAATAGAGTTTAAAGTAACCGAAAGTAAACAAACAGTGGAAAGGATGCGGTAAAGATAATGAATATGACTGCTTTTATGAAAACCTGATGTGAGTTGGTCATGAACTTTATTCCTTATTTTGGTTTAGATGGTTACACAGCCCACTGGGCTTCATCCATCTTTTGTTCTCTCAAACGCGCTTCATCTGTCCTGTCATACAGTTTGTGACAGTTAACACAGTACCTAGCATTATTAAATGCAGACAGGAATGTGTCAGTTGATTCGCAATGAGGACAATTTGTAAATCTTGGTTTTGTGTCTACCAGTGTAAAAAACATTGTTAGCTCCTTAAGGTTTCATCGGCAGATGAAGTTCTTCCAAATGGTTTTTATCTTTATGTTCTACTGGTATTGCAAATTGCGTTCCAGATATTCCCTTTTTGTAATATCTAAAGGGAAGATTTGTTAACACCTTTAAATGAAATAGTTTAAGGTACTTGGTCGATCAGACCCAATGAGGGTCGCAGCGGGCGAAAAACAGCTAGGTTTTTGACACGGGAGTTAGTTCACTCTTCGGGTGGTTTAGGGATGATAGAAAAACCAACTACCGTTATACCCGAAATAACTAATAGGGTGGGATTGGCACCGTCCGTAATTATTATATAAAGACAAATAGCAATACCTACAAGGAGAATTCCTTTGAGCAAAGAGCCAACATACAATGATCCAATTTTGTGCGTGCTGTATAACAAAGCCCAAACAAAACAAATAACAATAAATACAAAAATGGCAGTGCTGAAAGTAGTAGCTGTATCAATGGTGAACATTAACAAATTATAACACCTTTAAAAAAATGACTAAAACAACTAAAGAGAATTTAAGTCAGAGCAAATATGCAGAGCATAGAAACGTGACCAAAGGTTACATCGGGCGATTGGTTAAAGAGGGACGTTTACACCTCATAAAAGGAAAGCTCAATGTCAAAATGTCAGATGCAGAGTTAGATAACAAATCGAATGATAATAAGGCTCCAAATTATTGGAGTGAAAAAGCACTACATGAAAAAGCAAAGCGGGAACTTGCAGAGCTTGATCTAAAACTTAAAAGTAATCAGGTTGTAGAGGTAGATCAAATAGGTGACCACCTAGATAAAATATTTTCCACTGTCCGACAAAAACTATTAGGGATGCCTAGCAAAATTGCTCCATTAGTCCAAGCGGAAGAATCAATTGGTGGCGTACGAATTGTATTGGAGTCGGCAATTTTTGAGGTGTTGAGTGAGTTATCAGAATATAGCCCCGCTAAACAGAAGACTAATAAAGTCAATTCAGCTTCTAAAGCCACCGCCTAAACAAACGGTAAGTGAATGGGCGGTTGAACATAGAATTTTAAGTGCAGAAGCATCCGCAGAGTCAGGCAAATATAACCTAGCCCGTGCTCCTTTCCAAAAAGGTTGGCAGGATACTATTAGTGATCCAAGAATTCACACGATTATTGGGATGACTTCGGCACAAGTAGGGAAGACCGAAACATTTCTCAATAATCCAGTGGGATATTTTATTGCACAAGACCCTTCACCCATATTGGTTATTCAGCCCACTCTAGAAATGGCGCAAACATGATCGAAGGATCGGTTCGCTCCCATGTTGAGAGATACAACTGTTCTTAAAGAATTGGTAAAAGACCCAAGAGCAAGAGATTCCAATAATACGATCCTTCATAAAACATTTGCGGGGGGTCACATTACTATGGCAGGAGCTAATAGTGCTAGTTCTTTGGCTTCCCGTCCTATTCGTATTGTGTTTATGGATGAAGTAGATCGGTTCCCTGCATTAGCGGGAAGTGAAGGTGATCCAGTAGCTCTAACAAAAAAAAGAACCACAACATTCTGGAATCGTAAGATCATAATGACTTCAACACCTACAGTTAAAGGTGCAAGTCGAATAGAACAAGCATTTTCAGAATCGGATCAGAGAAAATACTATGTTCCCTGTCCTGAATGTGGTGAGTTCCAAATATTATATTGGGCAAATATCAAATGGGATCAGGATGAAGTTGGAAAACATTTACCAGAAACGGCTCGATATGTTTGTGAATTTTGTAACCATGAAATAAAAGAAGCTGATAAGAGTCGTTTATTATTAGGTGGTGAGTGGCGTGCCACGGATGAATCAAATGGTGTTGCAGGGTTTTGGATTAACGAACTCTATTCTCCTTGGGTTAGTTGGTCAGATATGGTCACTACATTTATCGAAGCAAAGAAATATCCTGAAACATTAAAAGTTTTTACCAATACAGCATTGGCTGAAAGTTGGGAAGAGCAAGGACACACAATAGAAGGTGATCCATTACTTAGAAGACGGGAGATTTATCCATACGATGCACCTGAAGGTGTTTTAGTTATTACATGTGCGGTGGATGTTCAGGGAGATCGATTGGAATTAGAGTTTCGAGGTTGGGGCGTTGGTGAGGAAACTTGGGGCTTGGCTTATGAAGTATTAGCGGGTGATCCATCTACCAAAGCTCTTTGGGATACATTGGATCAACACTTAGAGAGAACATTCACACATCAATCAGGACAGAAATTAAAAGCAGTGTGTGTGACGGTGGATAGTGGTCATCATACTCAACAAGTTTATGAGTTTTGTAGAAGGAAACAGCCAAACCGTGTTTACCCTGTAAAAGGTGCAAGCACTAGAGGTGTTCCTATTGTTTCTAGAATGTCCGTTGATAAAAGAACCAATGTTCGGTTTTTTATGGTCGGGACAGATACAGCAAAGGAAATGGTATTTTCACGATTACAGATTGAAGATGTTGGGGAAGGTTATTGTCACTTCCCAATTCATTATGATGAAGAATACTTTGCAATGTTAACCGCAGAACATTGTGTTCAACGATTTCATAAAGGTGTGGCTAGAAGGGAATGGGTATTAAAGAAGGGACAACGAAGGAATGAAGCACTTGATATATTTGTTTATAACTTTGTAGCGTTGAAAATTCTTAATCCTAACTTTGAAGTCTTGGAAAAGAACATGGTCGGGGTAGGGGAGAAGCCATTGAAGAAGGTCATTAAACCCTATAAAATAAGGAGGGAAGGTAGTTTTGTTAATGGGTTTAAATAAAGGGGGGGGCGTTAATGGGAAAGGACTGGCTAAAAAGTAATAAAAGAGAGTATTTTCGTGTATCGGTAGGTCGATTAAATAGTGTCATAAAAAATAGTGAAGGGAATTATGAAGTGGTTGAAAAATCAATCAAACCATTAGATACATCTATTGAACTTAAAGATGTTTCTACTGGTGGACTGCGCATAGAGTCAGCAAAAGAGCAGTTCAAGAAAGGTACATCTTGTGAAATAGTTTTACCAAAAATCAAAGATCTAGATGGTAAAAAATTAAAATGCGAAGTTTCACGAGCATC